CCGGACAATTGCAGGAGATTCCCGTTGATGCTTGATTCTGAAAATTCGTAGAAAATGCCGCCCTTACCAACATCGCCAATAGATACCATGCCTTTTGACGGTATTGCAACATCCGGCGCTTTATCCAATGATATTGTGACGCTAGAGCTGAAATCCTCTTTTGTCGCAACGGGTGTGGTGCCTTCGACCCAACTGCAAAAATTGAATTTGTCGCCCGCCGCAACACCACCGGGAAACGGCACATCCGGCAACTGCTGCTGTCCGCCGTAAATCGTGAATTGAATCGAGACCTTAAAAATTGCGGCTGCGGCTTTGAGTACCAGTGCCATTTGACGCGGATCGCTTAAATCGACAGTCAGACCGCTGATGTACGTTGGCGCGGTGGCGTCCAGTGCTAACGCCGTCGCAAAGCTGGATGCAAACTTAGCTATGATCTCGGGTTCGCTCCACAATTCGCCATCATGGCCCAAAAACGGCTGCACCACGATCGGTGCGGCCTGCATCGCGACGTAGGCGCCTGCGACATCGTGACCGGCAAGGAAAACGCTGAACGAAAATTGCGACTTGACGATGAACATGGCCTGCGAAAACACTGTGCCCGACAACGCCGGTGCGAGCGGTGCCGACAGCCGCCGATCAAGGCTTTGCGCCTCAAACGTCCAGTAGCCAGCCGATCTCTCAGGGCCATTGTCGATTGATCCGCGAAACCATTCCTCTTTTTCAGCGGTTAGTGTGCTGACGATTCCGCCCGGCGAAACCGCGTGCGCAAACAGCCGCGCTTCCCGCCCGCGCCAATATCGCGGAACGTCAGTCACAAGCCCGCCCGCTTGGCCCGCGTAGTGCGTGCTGGCAAAACCGCCATTGATTGCGCGGGTTAGTCCCTTGAACGCGGTTGCGGTGATCTCTGTGACGTGGATGTGTTCGTTTTCGCACCAGATTGTGAAATCAAGGCCCGCCGCTGGCGCGCCCCATTGCGCTGTGCTGTCTACGTCGATCTGCGTGCCGTTGTAGGCTAAATTGGCTGTCAATACGGCGACTTTCGACGGTCGCTTGAGATATTGATTAAAATCAACAGTATCAGCGAATTTGAAGCCGAGCGGCAAGCCTGCGCCGATCCCGGTCTCGCGGTTGACTTCGGGGCCATATTCTGCCGAATCGTCTATGATCAGCGTGCCTTTGCCGTCGCTGCCGAGCGCTAGACTGCTAAATCCACTTGGGATCGCCATGCCCGCCATTTCGCCAAAAACGACGGGAATCCCTTCAATTGTCAGCAGGTGCGCGACTTGCCAGCCGTAGCGTAGCAGACTGGCGATCTGGCCTAGATGCTCTGCGGCTGTGAGTGCGGTGCGCGCGACCGAGAGGACGATCGGGACGCGCGACTTTAAGCCTGCATTTGTCCGCGTTGGCTTGCCCCATTTGACGATCTGCGCGTCGAAATAACCGCCTAGATTCAACGGATCGTAGGCTGTGGCGAGACCGATCGCCAGCGTCGAAATCCGCACGCGTCCGCGCAGATATCCGCTGGTCATTAGCGGTAACTCGCGATTGCGCAAGTACAAAACCGCGTCGATCGTTTTGTGATTGCCAAACACGATCGGGATTTTGCGACCGTGGCGAAAATCTCCTTGCGCAATCAACGGATTATCCGCGCGCAAGTCCATATCTTGCGCTTCGGGCGTGAGAATGCCGAGCGGCGCGAGATCGCCGGTGAACGTCTGTGCGGCGATGAAAGTCTGCGGCGAAAAGCCTAAAAAGGCCAAGGTGTTGCCGGAAAATAGCGGCGTAAATACAGTGGCGTCGTTGGTCGCGATCGTGACTCGGCCCGTCGTGTCGCTGTAGGTTATGCTGTAATTACCGCCTAAATTCACGGTGAATCGCGCCGCCCAGTAAGCGATCAAATCCAAAAATGCCATCGGCACGAGCGGGCGCGCATAGTAGGTGCCTCCGAAATCGGTTGCACCAAAGGTCTGCACGTCCGCGAATTTGCACGCTTCTAGGCCGTTGCTTGGCCCTTCGCTGTAAGCGTATGATTCTATGCGGTAAAGGCTCATCGCGCCACCTCAAACGCAACTTGCCAGCGGATGCCGGTCAAACGCTTGGGCTGTATCTTGCCGATTTGGTAGCGACTCCAATGTGTTGACGGCGCGACGTGCAAAGCGGTGTTGAAACTTGGATCGCTCAAGTAAGCTGCGCGCGGATTTGTGCAATCATTTAGCACGCTTTCACGCCGCGCGTTGTCGTATTTCGTTTCGATCGCCTCAGCGCGCGGGACGATCGCGCACGTCGCTGGACTGTCGCGCCAGACCGATCCTTGCGCGGATGTGTCGATTCCGCCTTGCGGCGATGGATCGGCGCTGTCAAGCCGCCATTGGAGCGGCGCGGTCGTGCCTGTCGCGCCGGTGCCTGTGGTCGCGGTGTAGGGACCGCCCGCGACAAAACCAAGGCGTGCGGCGCAAGTGCCTGACACCGCGTTGATCGAAAACGTCCCCGAGCAAGTGATCGTGAATTCAATGGCGGAATCGCCGTTGCGGGTGGCACGCCAGTCGAAGGTTCGCGTGCCAAACCACGGGCGCGCGCCTGCATTGAGCCATGCCAAAAACTCAAGCATGACGCCGCAAGCACTTTTTTTTGTGGCGGCAAACGTGCTTGGCGCGGCGGCGACTGAGACCGTTAACCCAAGCGTCCAGTTGTGATTTGTCTCAAAACTCAGCAAGTTAGGCCGCCTTCATGCCCGCGAAGCCGGTGTTGTTGCTCGCCGCTGTCGCCTGTTGAATATGCCGGCCCATTTGCTGGATCGTGCCGAAGCCCAAAAAGTAATTGTTTATGGTTGGTTGCTGATTCTGGCTGCCGCCAAGCCCCTGTGATGCCGATCCTGGGCCTGTGGATGGACCGGCGCCGCCGCTCGGCGGTGTCGGCGCGCCACCTGTCAGACCGCCCGCAATCGCGGCAAATGCCAGCGCGGCGGCGCCGTGCGAAATAATGCCCGCGACATCGGGATAGCTCGCGTAGGCTTTTGCCCCCTCGATCACTGCGTCCAGCGCCGCGCCCGCGCGCTTGCTGATGCCGATTTTGTCGATTGCGCCGCGCACAGCGTCAGCAACCGCCAATTCACCCGAAATTTGCTCGCGCTGCGCCTCTTTTTCGAGGCGCGCCAAGTTGGTTTTGATCGCCATGCGCTTGTTGGCCGCGTCCAGATCGATCGCCAACTCCGCCTTTGTGCTGCTGATTCCGTATTTCGCCGCGTCAATTTTGGCCGCAGCGACAGCGTGAACGCGCTCTAACTCTATAGATTCTAAGTCGATTAGCGCTTTTTTTGCCGCCAATTCGCCGGTGTTGCTGCCGAGTGAAAACGTCGATTTCGATTTGGCGTTGTCGATTTCCGCTTGCACTGCGGCGCTTTGCGCGTGTTTTAGCCCGAGTTCGCTTGCCGAATTCAGTTCGATCTGTTTTTGCTTCTTTTTCTGCGCCTGCTCGATTTCCAACTGCCCGATCGCTAACAGCTTTGTTGATTCCTCTTGCTCGATTGCGCGCAACGCCTTGTTTTTTGTCGCGCTATCGACGTGAAGCCGTTGCGCCTCCAAATCAGCAGCGGTCAGCTTGCGCAGCGTGTCGAATTTCACCGCGTCGCGCTCGCGCTCGTATTGATCTGAGGTATCAGCGGCTTTGGCCGCGTCCGCCTTGGCGTGCAGTAGATTCGCCTCTGCCGACATCGCGAATTCATTGCGGCTTTTTGCCAGCGCCAGCGCCGCTGCCGCCGCCGCGACAGCCTTGGCGTGCGCCTTTTCCGCCGCCGCAGCGTTTGCGGCAACGGCTTTGCTGTACTGATCAAGTTGTGTATTCAGCAGGTTAAGCGTCTCGGTGGCAAACACTGCACCGCGCAGCTCCAAAGTCACGGATTTTTTGTCGGGGATTTTCGCCATCGTGTCGCGAACGCGATCGACGTAGCCGGTCAACTCGGGTTTTAGAAAATCCGTCCATTCATCTTTGATATCAGCGCCGTAACTCGTTGAGATATCGCGGACCTTCTTCAGTGTCGCGGTCATCGTGTCGGCGGCCTGCTTGAAGTCGCCGTGCGCAGCCTGCTTGACTGCTGTAAAAACACCAGTCAATTCGCCCGCCGCCGCCTTGACCAATTGACCTATGATTTCGATGATTCGCTTGATCGAATCCCACATCGGCCCAAATGGATTGACGCCAATCTCTTTGATCGACAAAGCCATTTTGTAGATTTCATCTTTGGCGTGGCCGATCCACTCAGCCACTTCGACAATCGGCTCGGCTACCAGATTGCTGATCCAAAGGTTCATGTCCTTGATGCCGTTGCTAACTTTGTCGATTGCGTCGCCTTGGCGTGCGACGACCGAGCGCGTGATCTCGGTCGTGCCTGCCAGCACTTTCTGGATCGCGTCCGCCCTGATCTGCGCTTGGGTGTTTTTGTCTACAGAATCCGCAGTTATGAAGTGTGCTTTGGCGTAGTCATCGATCCCAGTTTTCAGATCGACAAAAACGCCTAGTGATTTCAGCGCCTTGTCGTCGCCGGAAACGACGGCCTTGTTCAGCGCATCGATGCCGTCTTTGGCGTCCAGTCCGATATTTTGCGCCGATGTGGCGAGCACGCGGAAGTTTTCACTGACAAATTGCGACCTTACACCAACGTCGTTCAGGCTCTTGGCCAGCGCGACGTAGTTTTCCGTCTGCCCGCCGCCGCCCATTTCGGCGAGGTCTTGCGCCTTGCCGAGACCCTCCGGCCCGAGCGCCGCTTGTGCGCTGGCGCGCAGCTTTTCCAGCTCCATCGACCATTTCGTGGCGGCGATCGTGCCTGCGTCGAACGCGACGGCGGCGGCGACGCACGCGGCGATGGTCTTGGCTGTGCCTGCGATCCAGCCGTCATTTTCCTTGCTGGCGTTTTTGATGGAATCCGCTGATTTTTTGACGGAATCCGTAACCTTACCGATAGCCTCGGTTGCGTCGTCTTGCCCGACCATGCGGATATTTGTACTGACATCCGACATTTTAGCCTTGCATTTCCGTTAGTTGGCGCTGTTGAATTCTGGCGCGCGCCGATCGCAGCACCAAGAGGCAGTCTACGGCAAATGCGCTGTACCGGCTAGGCCATTCGCAAAGCTGTGAGATTTCAGCGATATTTGACAGCCGGACAATTTCAGCAAGCGCGCGCGACTGTGATAAGCAGCGGGGGCAATCGCTCCAGTCACGCCCGGCGCGTGCGTAGCGCCGTTGCGGCAGATTCGTGCAATTTCCGTTGCATTCCGGCGAGTTATTGACGGCTGCGGCGTCGCATGCAAAGTCGAGTAGATCGTTGCTTGTCGCATCGCGCCTCGGATCGTCGCAAGTGCATGATTCTGCGTCGTGTTTTGCGCAACCGTCGATCGTGACTTTTACGCCGTCGCGGCGAATTCCAAAGGGCGATTTGCACGCTCAAATACCAAAAAACCAAGCGATAACAACGCTCTGGCAGCAAGCGGCTTGTCCGCATCGATCGGCTTGCCGTTGACCGTGATCAGGCATAGATGCCCCGCATGCCAAAGCGCCGCCTTGGTGTCGTCGGCTGCGATAATTGCACGGTTTTCTGCGTCACTCAGTTCGCGCACGCCGTAGCGGGTGCATGATTCGGACTGGCCGTCAGCTACAGCCCACTGATCGCGCGAGTTGTCGCCGGTAAAAAAGCGTTTGGCGCTGGGCAGTTCCGTGTTGAAGGCAGGATCGTCGCGCCGGACAAAATCGCGCGGCTGATCGGCGTATAGTGAAAACATGCAACCTCGTGAAACTTTATAGACTTTGCAATGTTTGCAAAACCGCCTTATCTTTCGGAGTATTAGCCGAGCGCGACGGCAAGCCCTGCTTGCGCGGTCGCGCCGTTGGCAGCCGAGACTGTGGCATCGTTCACGTCCGCGCCATAGGGGAACGCCATAAACTCAAGCTGTTGCCCGAGTTCGCCGCCGATTAACGCCCGTTTTGCGTGTGATTGCAGCGCCATGCACGGCAGCGACCAGGCTGCTTGCTTGCCGATGCCATCGCCGCTGTACAGCTCGATCGCGAACGACTGCCCAGCGGTCAGGCCGAGATTCCAAGCGTCCGCTGCGCCGGTGAGCGTGTCCATTTGGCCCGCCGCGACCTTGGGGCGCTCGAATGTTAGCTTGACGCTGCAATCCTCTGGGTAGCGCGTGCTTACGCCTTCCAGTGCATTGTAATCGCCGATCGGCGACAGCTTCATGTCGACTTCGATCTTGAGATTGCGAATGTTGTCAACGACTAATGCAGGCGTGCCGTCCGTGTCCTTGTAAATGCTCAAGGAAGTTTTGTTGCGCCCGATCAGGCAATCGATCTGCTTGAAATCAGCGGCAAAAGTCGGCGCTGTCGTTGTCGCGTACTGATTCCAACTCAGCGCGACGTAATCGAATTCATAAACCGGCGGTTTTCCTTCGGTAATCGTCATCGTGATTTTTTCGCAGAAACAGCCGACGTAGCTGTCGCGGAACTTGGCGTCCGGTCCCATGACCCAAAACGTCATTGGAATCTGTGGGTTTTGGCTCATGAATGCGGTGGCGGTCGGATACACGTTGTCGAGGTTGACGCTGGCGTTTTTCGCCGCGCGACGCAGGGTGACGGTATCGGCTGCAACATCCTGAGATTTCACAAATCCGCGCGTTAGCAGCGAATCGGATACGCCAGAGCCGCACAAAAACAGTTTGCCCGCGCCATAGTTGACGGCGGTTGCCGCAAAAACCGGAATCACGGTGGTTGATGCACCGATCACCTTGGCCGCTGCGTAGGGTTGATTCGGGATGTGCGCGCCGTGATTGAATAAATCCGCCGTTGTGGCGATTGGGTTGTCGCTACCAAGCGCCGCAGCCAGTAGCAGGAATTCGGGCGGCAGCAGCGCCAGCGTCGATCCAGCGCCTGACAGCGTATCGACAGCCGGAACGTAACTGTCGAGAATCCTACGGCCTTCCAGTTTCAGCTTGAACTTTGCGCCGTCGCGCCCGCCAACTGCCGGTTTTTGCTTGGTGCCGTAACGCTGCGTCGAAAATTGCAGGTTCGGAAACACGCCGACGGGATTGTCAATCGGCGCAACCTCGCACGGAACCGAGACAAACTTTGTTGAATCAGTGGCTTCCGCCAGCGGGTCGGGAGCGCCCGCCGTGAACTGCGCGCAGAACGCAACCTGCTTTTGAATCCACGGGAAAAATTTATCAGTCATGTCGCACCCTCAGAGCGCCTCACGGCGTCAGAATTGCCCTATGGATCTCGCGGGTTTATGCCGTAAGCACGCATCCGCTCAACCAGACGATCATACGCAGGCTCAACATTTTGCGCAAGCGTCGTTTCTACCACGCCAAAGGCCTTTTTTAAGGATTGGCCCGCGATAGAGTTGGCAAGCGCCGTTGCAAGTGCCCGCTCCTCGCTGACGGCCATTTGCAAGACTTGAATGCCTGTGCGCTTCAAAATCCCCGCGCCTTTTTCAGCGTTTTCAACAAACTGAGCGCCGATTTGTTTGCCGTCGCCCATACCAAGCGAAGCGCCGGCGAAGTCCATTGAAAAGCCGGATTTGGAGGTTGTGGCCTTGGCACTAAGCCACATACCGCCCGACACCTTGAAACTGTTGCGATTCCTCGCGAGCGCAGCATAAAGCTCGTCGCGGCTCGCGTACCAGGTCTTTTTCAGTCCGCTGGCGTCGGCGTAATCTTTGGGCAGTTTGAGCCATCCACCCGCGCCCGGAACCTGCTCGCCGTCCGACGTTTCGCCCAAAGCCATACGTTCGCGGATGTTTTGCAGCATTCCCTCGCCCGCCGCGTACATTTGCTTGGCGCTGTCGTTCAGACTGCCCAGTGCGAGCGGTGCCGCAAGTGCGCGGGCCAAAATACCGTCAACCTGAATCGCGAACATACGCTAACTCCAGTCGTTGACGGGGTATTTGACGACAAGCGTCAGCGCGACAGCCATGCCGGGGCGGTTGCCTTTCGTGCGCCCGCGCGTGACTTGCTGATTCTTTTGCATGATTTGCGACCACAAGCCGATGAACACCTGATCATTGAGCAGGCCGCGTTCGATTGCGTCGCCTTTGTCGGCCTCCAACTCAAGCGCGGCGTCGTCAAGCGCCGTCGCCATGTAAATGATTTGCAAAGTCCATTGGTTGTCGAAGTTTGGCCGCGTGCTGGCGTCCACCAGATTCGGCCCGCCGCTGGCATCGACGTAGACCTCGATGGCGGGCAGTTCGGTGTCCGGAACCATCGACGACCGGCCCGCAAAAACCTTGTTTGATGCAACAATGCCAAGGGCTTGCACGCGGGCAATCAGGTCGTCGCGGATGCTTTTGCGGGTCAGATACGCCACTGCAAAGCCCTTCTAACTGTTGATGAACACGCTGAATTTGCTGTGAGTGCCCTGCATTTCGTCAACCGATTGCACGCGGTAAAAAACGCCGGTGGCAACGAGCTTGATCAAATCGCCGGTGTCGCCGACTTTGGGCACGGTCACGCCATGGGCCGCCAATACTACCGGGTCAATGAAGAACTGCGGCGATTGTGTCGCAATGCCGGTTGACTGCCCGATCGGCTGATCGATGTTATCGGAAAAGAATATGCCGGTGATTCCGGTGATATGCGTCGCGCCCTGCCAGTATTCAATCGCTTCGGCAAAAACCGCGTCAATCCCAGCGGTAAGAATCGGCGCAGCCATCGTGTCAAATAGCGATGGCATTGCGCCGCCTTGCGTGAATTACAGTACGAGCAGAACCGCGATTTTCGCATCCGCAGTGGCATTGACTGCGGATTTGACGACAAGGTTGCCCGCCGAGACGACGCCCGACAAGTTCGCCACAGTCGCATCGGGCGTGCCGGGAGTCGCGCCGATGTCGGTGCAGATGCACACAGCGCCGTTCCATTCGGTACCGACAGCGAGCGTATTGCTCGGCTTGGTGCCAGCCGGAATCGTCAGCAGCGGAACCAGCTTGATTTTGCTGTAGCCCACGGACTTGTGCGGCGCAGCGTTCAAGTTGACTTGACCGACGGACGACGGATTGGCGCAGGCCAAAACGCTGATACCGATCGGGCTGTTGCCAGTCGGTGTGATCGTCAATTTGCCAACCGACGCATCCCAGTAAAGCGTGCTGCCGACGGTGAAAACGTCGGTGGACACCTTCGGCAGTTGATGGATGTCCTGGATTTCGACGGTGACCGGATTGCCGCTTGCAACCGTGACGGTCGCATTGGGGATTGCCCAAGTGCCGTCCGCCTGCAAAAACGGCACGTCGATCGTGACATCCGCGACGGGATAAATCGAGTAGCCGGAACGAGCCGCGCGAAAAGTTGCCATGATCAAAACTCCTGTCTGTTTTTGCCTTATTTTGACAAGGCTATGAATTGACTAAACAAGTCTCAAAACCGGCTTAGGTCTTGTTGCGGATGACGCCGTTGCCGCTGGAGTTGGCGGGACCGAAGCCCACCGCATCCGACAGCGTGATTTCCAAGGCCCGATTCTCAAAGTTGATCCGCGACTCAAGCGCCATGCCGTTCTGCGTCGCGCTTTCCAGCGTGGCGAAGATGATGGCGGGGAAAATGCCGGGGTCGGCGAACAGGTACGACGTCGAAAGGCCGCTTAACTGAATCGCGCCATCGACGCCGATTTTGCCAGCCCACTGCGGAATCGCCGTGGCAACCGTAACCGGGCTGTACAGCGTGCCGGTGGCCTGCTGCGCGCCGGTCAGCACATCGTCGCCGACGATTGCGCCCCACGGCATGAGTTCCAAGAACTCGCCCGCTTTGCCTTTTTGCGCTTTGAGCAATTGACGCTGTGCATCAAAGCTCGCAATCGTCGTCGGCGCTTGGTACGCCATCACGTTGAGATGCGCGGCGCTGAACAGCGCGTTGCCGTCGCTCAAGTTGGCGTTTGCGGCCAAGAAAGCGAAGAAGTTGGCAACGCGGGTCCGCATGGCTGCCTGTTGAAGTTTGATCGGGGTCAACCGCAGAGCGCCCAAATCGTCGGCCATGATCATGCGGTCGGAAATCCGCACGCCCTGACCGTAACCGCTGACTTGGTAAGACTCTTTGGAGTCCGTCAGGTTCACGAAGGTGAACTTCTGGTTTTCTGCCATCACCGGCAAGTTGACGATGCCGTCAAACGTGACAGGGTATTGCAGCTTGAAATCCTTGACGGTTTTCGGCTGGCAGTACTTCTGGAACGGGAAAAACTGCTCCTGAAGATTCGGGACCAGCGTTTTTGTCGCCAAGTTGGCCGCAAGCGACGGCAAATCGCCTGTGCCGATTGAACCGGCGCGGGACTGGTAGCCACCGGGCAGGCCCAAGAACGCGCGAGCAACGGATTCGTCCGAAGCCTTGTAGATGTCCAAGTCGCCCATGCTGGCGAAGAAATGCCGAATCAGATTCAAGGTATTGGCACCGGCCATCGACTCGGCGCGGCTTTCCATTTCGGAAAGCTTTTGCAGGTCTTTGGCTTTGGCCTTTTTGCCCAGCAATTCGACGGTGTTTTGGCCCGCCTGCATTTCGGCGCGCATGAACAAACCGGCTTCCAGATTCAAAAGCGCGTTGTCTTTCGCGGTGTTGCCGACTTCGATTTGCTTGCCGTGGCGGGCCACATCGGAACCGCTGCGAACTGCCAAATGGCTGATCACTTTGTCGGTGAAATCGCCATCGTCTTTGCTTTCCGCAGTCGCCTTGCGCAGTTCGTCCATCGTGACGCCTTGCGGCTCCAGCGCAATCGAACGCGCCAGCAAGGTGTCGGCGTAGGAACCGGCAGCGAAAGCGGGCTTAACGGCCTCAACAACGGGCGCGGCTTCAATCGGATTTTTGACGGTGGACATTTCTGGCTCCAAAGCGCCTCGCGGCGTTGATTCAAGTTGCGGAACTTTTGCAGGATTCTCGGCACGTTCGCCAAATGCGCGGGCGTAAGCGTTGGGGTCAGCAGGCGTGGCAACCGGCGACAACGACAGCGGCTCCCAATCGACGGCGGTGCATTTGTCGGCAGCGCCCTCGCGTTGCTCGATTGTCCAGCCATAGACTTGGTAACGGCATGAAGTATTTGGCAAATTGCCGCGCTCAAAGTTGACAATCGGGCGGTTGTACTCGACATCGCCGTCAATCACATCGTTGATGCGCGCGGTAACAACTGCCGATTGCACGCCGTCAACCTGCTCAAATCGCAGGGAATTGGCGACAATCAGGCCGATGCTGTTGCTTGAATCGTAGTCGCCATGGTCAATCGTGAGCGACATGCGACCGGAATTGCAGCGCAAATCGCGCATTGCACCGGGCGCACAGGACAGAATCTCCTGCCAGATGTCGCCGGTCCAGTCTTGGCGGGCAACGGGCGTATCGGTGGCAAGAACGAGGTCAATGGTGCGGGCTTTTGCGTCCCACGTCGCCATCAGCGCGCGGGCGGGCGCGTCGATTTGCACCGGAGCGGCCCGCGTCATTGCGGCGCGGCGGGCAGCCGTCGCTTGATCACGGGTCAAACCCTGCGAGTCAAGTGGCGTAGTTGCGGGCGCAATCGCTTGCGATTTTGCGGGCTTGGTCTTCAATGGTCGTCCGGCGCTTCACAGCGTTTTGGATTTGGGTTGCTGAAAAATCAGCAGTCAAAAAAAGTATGCGGTAAATTCCGCGTGCAAGTCAAGCAATCATCCCGCGCCTTCACCTGTCGGTGCGGGCACGACCGCTTTTTCGGTGATGCGCGGCGCACCGGCCAAATTTGTTTCGTTCGGGTCGCTGTCAAAGACAATGCCCGCCGCTTTGCATTTGGCGCGAAACTCGACGATTTCGGCAAAGATAACATCGGGGTCGTCGCCCATTTTGCGAATCTCGCGCGGCGTGCTGGACTGGCCGATGCGAACCAAATCTTTAGAAGTCTTGGCCTCCTCGTTGCGATCAAAGCCAAACGGCTTTGGCGTGCTCCACTCCACCGGATAATCGTCGGCGACACCGGGCAGCAGTCCCGCCGCAAAGCAGGCTTCCAAATGCCAGCGCCATTGCGGGTCGCAAACGGTCGGGATCATGTGCAACTCGCGCAGATTGCCGAATACCTCCAAACATTCAGCGTATTGCGCGCGCCAAGTCGCGTAGGTTGTGCCATCCATGTCGCCGCTCAACATGGCGTAGGACAGCGCAAACGCGGCAGCAATGCCGTGCAACTCGGCCTTCATGTACTCGCGAACCCCTTGCGGCGCTTGCGGATTGTTGAACGTGCATGTGCTGCCGTTGCGCATAATCGCAAACGTCGCGGGGCGCATTTCGTCAAGCGGCGTGCCGTCGGCGGCGACAACCGCGCCGGGATAGCTGGATTCGGCGCTGTCGTTGTCGGGCGTGCCAAAAAGCTCATCGTCGGTTTGCGTGGTCGAAACAACGCCGATCACATTGCTGCTGCTGCGGTACGTCAGGCGGACGCTGTGCGTGCAATCGTCGTAATTCCGCGCGGGTATGACGGCGGCGGCAAACTGGCACATCCCGCGCACTTGGCCGGGACGCTCGCGAACGTAGCCATGCGCAATGTCGGCGGCGGCAATCGCATCAACCGAGTACGCGGTGTCAAGCGGCCCCCAGCCGTCGCCGGGGTGCTGCGAGTAAAGCCAGTATTTGCGCGGGCGGCCTATCTTATTGAATTCAATGCCTTGGATGATGCGCCCGCCGTCCTCCAGCATCTGGTTTTTCCACTCAACCAGATAATCCGCTTCTAACAACTCGATTTGATACGGCAAAGTCAGGCTTGCGTCACGCGCTGAACGCCACCGCCGGCGCTGCAACACGTCGCCGTCAGAAAACATCGCATCCCAAGCCAACGCCTGCAAAGCGTAAATCGACAGGTTGCCCACGGCATCGACCTTTGACGCCTGCAAATTCCAAAGCCGGTTGGCTTCTGCGCAGTTAGCTGAACGTTGCGCATAGGCTGCGGCGCTTTCCTTGATCCGCTGCGTACCTGCTGTGCAATTGGGGCGAATGCCGTCGCCGACCATGATGTTTGTCGCGAGCTTGCAACCCTTCTGAATCCAAGGGTTATTGCGCTTTAAGTCGCGCGCCCGCTCGCGAACGGGCCTGACGTTGCCCCAGATTTCCGCGTTGGCGCTTGCGCCGTTCGTCGACCATCCGTCAGTAGCGCGAGATTCGACAGCGGCATCGTAGCTGCGTTGGCCCGCGCCACCGGCAGAGCGGCGACGGAAGATTTTGGCGGCAGATGGCGCGGCAGAAAATAATTTGGCAAGCGGCAAAAAAATGCGCGAAAGTAGATTTTTGGACCGAAACCCTTGATCACGTTTTGCCAACTCGCGCGAGGCTTCTAAGTAACTCACTGACATTTCACGCCTTCAGACCGCTTCACAGCGTCGGGAAGTGTTTTGCGCCTAGCGCCTGAACGTTATTCGCCTTGCATTGCCGCGACTTGGGCCAGCGGTTGCCGCAGCTTGCGCTGATTGCATTGCCTGAATCCGTTTGAGCAGGTCGCCTGCAATCTGGACCGTGCGCCCGTTGATAGTGACGCTTGTCGCGCCGCTGGCGTAGAGGTCCATCGCCTTTTGCACTTGCGCGTCGGTGTAGCTCATCGGGCAGGCCTCATCGAAGATTTGCCCATCACCACGGCGGGACGGCGAATTACAGGCTGCGCGATTCGCGGCGGCGCGTCAACGGTTTTTGCCTCGCGCGCCGCAATCGACTCCGGCGATTCAACGACTTCGCCGGTGTCCGCGTCAAATTCATCGCCCGCCGACTCAATCGCGGATTCCAGCTCGGCGTCGGTTGCGCGGTTGGCGCGTGTCGGCAGTTTCTTGATCATGCTCTGATACGCCTTTGCCATCGCCAAGTTGCCGACTAGACAGTCAAGCGCCTCGTTGCGTGCGCCGTCCTTTTTGAGCTGCCAGCGCGCCAAGCCCTTGACCTTGACAACGTGCTCAGATGTTAACTGATCAAAGTAGTCGCTCGCAAGCCCGTGCGGAAAATGCACCATGCCCGGACCGCTGCCCAGCGCCGCCAAACGGCTGTAGATGTTATGCTTTCCGGTGTCAACGCCGATGGTGTAGAGCATCGTCGTCTTGCCGCGTGTGATTTTGGCGCGCCCGTTCCAAATCGGCAAGCGATTGATTCCCTTGGTGTTGTTGGCGCGGCCTATCGTGCGGACGAATCGCCCATTGCGGAAGTTGCGCAGGTACTTATCCACTTCATCTGGCAGAAAGCCGCTGTCAATGCCTGCAAAGCCTACGGGTTTGTTGAAGTATCTGCGGCGATAGGCCACCGTCAGCAGCTCCCAGACGTGCGGTGAGCGCGGGTCGCCGGGCAGAATGACGTGGCTGTGCAGCCAGCACTCCTCATCCGCGCCCCAACCGACAATGCTGTATTCAAGCCGGTCGCCCTGCACGTCAACAAACATCGTCACGAAAACAACAGGCAAATCGCTGGGATAATGCTCGCCACGGTCGCGCAGCTTATCGCCGGTCAAGTCTGCGAATTGCGCGGCGGTAAACACTTTGGCAAGATGCAAGTTATTGAAAACCTGAAACTTTATCGGGTCCTTGCCGCACGCTTCCCACTTTTTCGCTAACTGCGTCCAGCTTGTCGTGCCCGCCAACGCCGTGTGCTTGTACAGATTTGACCGCTCATAGCTGCGGTGGCAGTCGTCGCCGTCGTCGGGATTGTTCTCCGGCGCATGCGCAATCCACTTGCCGAGTTTGAGTAGCGCATCGTTTTCCCACTGCTGCCAGGTACCGCCGCACGTCTCGGCCTCGCAGTGATACTTGGCCTCGCGCGGTTGCCCCTTGGGCCAACGGATTTGCGTCCATTTGAGCGTTTGGAAATGGCCGCAGTGCGGGCAGGGCAGGTAGCGGTGCCGCTGATCACCGGAAAGAAAAAGCGCCTCAATCGCGCTGTCTTGGTCGGTAGGTGTAGAAATGGCAAGCCATTTGCTGTTGCCGAACGCAGCCAGACGGCCCATACCCAGGTCAAACGCGGGGCCTTCGTCGGTGATTCCGCAGCGGTCCAACTCGTCGCAGAAAAACAGCCGCTTGCTGACTTGTGACAGCGCGGCGGGGGCGTTGCTGCCGACGAGGTTGATGTCGCCGCCAGCAAACGACTTTTCCAAAATCGTATTCGTGCCGTCGCGCGATTTGGGCGGCGTGACTTTGGCGCGCAGACTTGGGCACGCGGCAATCATCGGCCCCAACCGTTTGCGGCTTGTCTTTTCCGCGTCGGCAATCGTCGGCAGCAGTACCAGAATCGGGCAGGGGTCCAAGTCGATGTAACAACCGATTGTGTTTAACATAACGTCGCTCATGCCGTCCTGCACCGCCTTCTTGACGGCAACGCCACGGCACGGGTGCAACGGGCTTAGCGCCTCCATGATTTCGACAAAATCCGGCGTCAAAACCGACTGATACGGGCCTTGAATCGGATGGTTGCTGTCGAGAATCCGGTTCTTGTCGGCCCACTCCACGACGGTGATCATCGGCGTCGGCGTCAATCCCGCCGTCAGCGCGCCCAATAGCGTGGCGTGGTCGATGCGCTGCCACGCTTTGGCGTCGGCAACGGACGGCGCGGATGTGAAGGATCGGGAGCCGTCAGCCATCCAACGCCCCGCTTCCCGCTTCCCGCCCGTTTGCTTTGGCCCAGCGCGTCCAACGTCTGCGAATCACGTCGCAATACCTTGGATCAATCTCAATCAGCCGCGCGATTCTGCCGGTTTGGGCGCAGGCGATTAGCGTGCTGCCACTGCCGACGTACAAGTCCGCGACAATGCAGGATTTGCCCGCCCATTGCTCAAGAATATCGGCAAGCAACGACACCGGCTTTTGCGTCGGATGCTCGCGATTGCGGGCGTCTTTCGTGTTCTGGCTGCTCAAAAAGCCGAACCAGTCATGCCGCAACATCCGGCGCTTGTGTTTCTGCCGTGACCAAATCAGCTCAAACTCAGCGCCGAACGCATCCCCTTGTGATTCCTTGCGCTTATCCCATACAAGCCAACTTCCGGTGTTGCGCGCCGGTAGCAACTCAGCGAAATAATCCGCACCAAACAAAAACATTTCCTTGCAATAGCCGAAATTTGCAAAGAACGTGTCGATTAGAGACGGCGTGAAATCGTCACCGTCACCTTGCACACGATCATATTTCCGCCCGCGTGTGCCGCTTTGCGAGCCGAGCGAGCCGAGCATTCCTGAAAAGTCGGTGTCAAGATTCATCCCATACGGCGGATCTGACAAAACAAACGCGCACTTGTCGCCACCCATCAGCCGCTTCACAGTCTCCGCATCCGTCGAATCCCCGCAAACCAGCCGGTGCGGGCCAAGCTCAAAAATCTCGCCAAGTTGCGACACAGGCGGCGCTGATTCGTCTACAGCGGGCGCGTCGTCGTCGCCTTCGGGCACCACTTCGGGCGCAACTTCACCGAGCAACGCCGCAAGCTCATCCTCGCTGAATCCCGTATCCGCAAGCAGCGATTCATCCGCAGCCTGAATCTCGCGCAGTACGTCCGCAAGCGCGGCGTCGTCCCAAGTCGCGATTTCGCCTAACTTATTGTCGGCAAGTGCCAGCGCGTGGGCGTCGACAGGATCAAGGTCAAGCCAGCGCACCGGCACCTGCGCAAGCCCAAGCTTGACTGCAGCGGCGTGCCGCGTGTGTCCGGCGATGATTTCGCCGCTGCGCTTGTTGGCAACTATCGGCGCGCCCCAACCGAATCGCCTGATACTCTTGGCAACTTCCGCGATTGCGCTGGCGTTTTGCCGTGGGTTGTTTGCCCACGGCGACAAGTCCGCGATGGGCACCCAGACGGCTGCTGATTCTTGAATGTCTTTTGGTTTTGCCATGTTACTCCCCTCCCGCAAAGTCGCCATCGGCTGCGACGAAATCCGGCATTGCGCCAAGCGTATCTGCCAACGCCCGCTCCAGCGC